GTTGTTAGGATGTCACCAATGATAAAAGGGAAACGAAATTTCCTCCGTATGCACACCGTAATCATGAACCCCCCAGAAGGAAAAGAAATTGACCACATTAACGGTGATGGCCTCGATAATCGCAGGGAGAATCTTCGTATCGTCTCCCATCGGACGAATCAACAGAACAGGCACGAGAATAAAACCTCAAGGTATCCGGGGGTTTCATGGTGTAAACAACACAAAAAATGGAAGGCACAGATTCACCTTTCAGGAGCGAATACATATCTCGGATACTTCGACGTTGAGGAAGACGCTGCAAGAGCCTACGTTAAAGCCTGCGAGGATTTACTGACGGAGGAAAAACCATGAGGAACATCTCTTTTTCTGCCACGGTTGAAGCCTTCAAGGACCAGACGAAAACCGTCACTAGGAGGCTCGGATGGGATGATGTTTACTACGGCGAAGAACTCTGCGGTGTCGAGAAGGGAATGGGGTTGAAGAAAGGAGAGAAAATTAATCGGCTCGGAGTAATCACGGTCATCTGCCTTAACATGGAACCCCTGAACAATATTATCAAACGTCCGTATCGTGATGACCAATGCCAAACCATCAGGAGACCGAAACGTTCAGAGGTTGAACGAGAGGGATTCCCGGAGATGACGGCAGAGGATTTCGTCGAGATGTTCCTGAAGATGCACAAGGGAAAGAAGATTGACGGGGAGCCTATAAGCGAGACTACGCAGGTAAAACGGGTTGCGTTCAAATACAACAAACCTCTGACGATTCTCTAGGGGGGAAAGATGGTAAGACCTTTAATCAAAATCTGCAACCTCGGAACACCAATAACGGCTATCCTTAACGAAGGGAAACTTGAGAAGTGCACGAGAGGGTTACGGTTTGACGAGATTGAAAAGGGAGAATACGTCGTCACCGATACAACTCATTGGGGCACTTACGAGACAACTCAAGGATTAAACGTCGTTAAACGGTATCTCCCCCAACAAGGAACAGTATTCGTAGGGCAGGTAGTAACAGAACCTTCATTCCGTGCATGTCCCAAAGGAAACGGAGAGGGAACTATCTCATTCAAGGAACGACTTGAAACAGGGTATTATCGGTGGGCAGGTGTTCAATGGATGTTCGCAAGAGACCCCGATATACAAAACACTCCGTAACCTGCCCTCAACGAATCCACGCTGACAACAGGCAGGCAAGGAACCGAGAACGAGAAAGAAACCCCGAACACCGTAAAGCCCTGAAGGAATGGTGTAAAGGAAAACTCTGTTCCTGTGGATGCGGGAGACCCGCGAACACCGGCCATCATCCGAGAGGAGAACTGTATGAGGCTGACGGTCTCTATTTCGACCTGAAGAACCTCGAACCCTATTATCACGTCTGCCATCACCGGAAACATCAGGGATGGCAACCCTGCGAGAAATGCGGGAAACTCATCAAGCCCGGTCTGACCCTCTGTTGGGACTGTTTACCGGCTGAAGAGAAAGAAGCAATTTTGGAGAAATCATGGCGAAGAAAGCAATCGATAAGAAGAAACAAGTCGGAAAGAAGGTCGAACAAGCAAAAGGAATCCAATCCAACGCTATCACCGGGTCACAACGCCCCGCCATCGAAGTTGAGCAGACTGCCCCCGACCCCGAAAGCCCCGTCCATTCAAGAGAGAGTGAAGACGGCCATCGCTTCGAGAAACAGGCATCAGGGAAAGACGCAGAAGGCCTCTACGACCTCAACGAGTGCCGGCTCTGCGGGAAGACAGAGAAAGTATATCGGAGGGTTCCAGCGAGGTAAGGAGATGCCCCAGAGGAAATTCAAGTGCGTCGAAGGATGTTCCGAGTGTTGCACCATTGCCCCAGTCTATCGGGATGTCTGGGAGAAAGTCACGGAGACGTTCAGGCCGGTTGTCAAGGTCATTGATGCGCCACCAATCCACGGTCTCCGTCCGGCAGTCTTTCCCATAACGGAAGATGGTATCTGCCCGCTCCTTACCCTTGAAGGGAAATGCTCAATCTACGGGAGCCGTCACGAGGTCTGCAAGAAGTTCGGGCTGACGAAAGATGCTCCCTGCATGTTTCTCCGTGTCAACGGGGAGACCCGCACGAAGAAGGAGACCGAAACGATACGGGCACTCTGGCAGGAACGGGAGAACCAGTTTTTCAAGGGAGTGAAGCGATGAATCAAAGATATTTGGTATGCGCGAAATGGAGACGGAAGGGAAATGGCCAGTATTCAGACGGGTCCCCCCAACTTGATTTCGGATGGAGTTACTACTATGTCATATGTTTTGGCGTAGTGGATTATCTCCTAAAACACAAAAGTGGGATTGAAGAGGCAGAAGAAAAACACGTAATTCTTTCGTGCACTCCAATTACTGAGGGGGAATATCGGCAACTCGACCCAGAAAACTCATGTCTCGTTGAAGATTTTACGAGGGATGACTAATGATCTCAAAAAAATGCCATTACTGCAAGAACCCCGCTACAGGGGAATTTACCCTTGAAGCGAACCTCAAGAAGAAACGGAAGAAAGACAGTATCATTCCTGTCTGTCCTTACCACGAGAACGAGAGCGGGGGGAGAATCATTCTCCCCTATATCTCCACTACCGAGGGAACCCCAATCGGAAAGGAACTCACGGTAGAAAAACTCCACGAGTATACCAAGAAAAATTATCCGACGCTCGCAGGTAACAGCGACCGCATAGCGCACGAGGAAGAAGAGAACCCGAAAGAGGAAACGAAGCCGAGGGTCGCACCCGTTCCTAAAAAGAAGGCTGCGAAGCCGGTGAAACTCTGTGAACCCGTCGCAAAGGGAAAGAGCCCGTGGTTGTCCTACGGTATGACAGCAGACGGACTTATCCCGTGGGTCAACCAGAATAACGGCAAGAGGGTAAATTTGTCCCCGGGAGAGAGACCTGTATGACGAGAGCAGAGAAGAAACTTGACCCCTGCGATGAGCCATGCACTTACAACGCATTCGGGAAATGTTCTTTCGGTATCCGTCACTTGGGCTGTTTCAATGATGAAGGGGAGGCGAGAACGATGGCGATTGTGATGGGTACGAAGGTGGAACCGGATGACCCTCGTTGAGAACGCGAGAAAAGGAATGAAGGTGAGGTTTATCGCAGAAGACCCAGTTTCATGGGCAATCGCAAAAGAGGTCGCAAAACATCTCACCCTTAACGGGATATATACCGTCACTCGTGTAGAACCTCACTCGTGGCATACCAAAGTGTTCCTCAAAGAACGCCCCGGACTTGCCTTTAATTCTGTCTGGTTTGAGGTTGTTGATACTTTTCTCGAAGAATGTCCATGTTGCGGCAGAAAACATCGCATGATGTTCCAGAAGTGCCCCACATGCAATACCTACGAGACAGCGCAGCCGGTATCAGAAAAAGTTCAGGAGACTTGCCAGCAGGATTATTCCTGCGATGGATGTCAGGCGTATAAGGAGCATCTGGAATGAAGCACGGAAAATACGTTCAGACCTCGAAATCCCTGCAATGTCGGGTCTTATTCCTTCACATCCTTCAGGTGATGGATAACCTCACGCTCGGAACCCCTGAAATCACGAGGAGACTGAACCAACATTTCAGAGAGAAAGGGAAGACAGACCCGGACTTCGTTCATCAGACGGTTCTTCGGAACCTCAAACTTATGGTCGATGAAGGACTGGTCATTATCGACCCGTCATCGAGAGAGGCGAGATTAAAGTTCACTCGCACGGAGAAAGGAGAAGAAGAACTCAAGAAACGGATGAGGAAACAGGTGGAATGAATGTCAGAATTAGTAATCTGTCCTTTCTCGGTTCTCGGGCCGGGAACATACTGTCATGAAGGACACCCATCTGGGGAATACGGGCCCGGACTTCATCGTTGCGGTGCGTGGGAATGCACCCCGATTACCGTAACACAGAGATACGGAAACACCACTATCGAAAAGGATACCGGAGAAATTATCTGTCAATGCGTGAGGTTAAAACATGGCTGAAAATACGAAAATCGACTGGTGCGATGCAACGGTCAATTCCTCGAATGGATGCAGGAACCGTGAACTTCTCGTTGTAGATACCAACGGAGACATCCAGCATATATGTCCTCTCGGAAAAGACTGTTACGCCGCACGGATGATGATACGCTTCCCGGAGCGGTATCCGAACGGGATGAACCATCCTACAACCAACCACGAGAAGATTGACGCTCCCCTGAAAATCAAGAAACCGTCAAGGATTTTCATTAATTCTATGGGGGATACCTTCGGGCAATGGCAGGAGTTCGAGTATATCGACGACCTCTTACTGACGGCACTCAAGAACGAAGGAGAGAAACATCGTTTCTTATTCCTGACGAAAGACCCCGAGAACATGAACCGGCTCCTTCACGACTGGGCGAGGTATCACGAAGCCAACCTCCCGAAGAACTGTTGGTTCGGCACGACGATAACGAGCGAGAAAGACGCTTGGAAGGTTGACCGGCTCTGTAATTCGGCCTGTATGACCCGCAACCTCTTTCTCTCCATCGAACCGCTCCTCGGAGACGTTACCTGCGGAGGAAAGACGGATTTCAGAGGGATACCGTGGATTATCATTGGAGCGAAGACCCCGGACCCTATGAAGAACCTTCCCTTGATGGACTGGATTACTCTCGACAGAGCCCTCGAAGCCCTCCCGAATAAACCTGCGATATTCCTCAAGGGCAGCATGAAGAAAGCCCTCGTATGTGATAATGTCCGGCAGGAGTTCCCCCCGGGCCTGCGAAGGTGGGGAGAGCAGATTGTAAATCCCCCAAGAGAAACGGCGGATGAATGGGGATGGTATTGATGAGTATAGAGGAGTGGATTCGACAAGCCCCGTGTATCCAAGACCCAGAAAAAGGGCGTGTCAAGCCGGTATCTCCGTCAGGAATTTCCGGAGATTAAGAACCTCTTATGGGGAGACTCGTTCTGGTCAGATTCAAAGTATATAGCCTCGACCGGGCAGGTATCGCTTGATGTGCTGATGAAGTACGTGGAGAGTCAGAATGAACCGAAGGTGAAGAAATGACGTATCATGGATGTGGAGATTGTAAAAAAACCAAATGTAGACTAAATGTTTGCAACAAACCCAAATATCAACCCGGGAACGAGATAGAAGGGTGTGATCTCCCGGGGGGATGCCTCCATGTAATAGACAATTACCGGACAAAGCAGCAACGAAAAGAGGATGATGTGAGAGATATGATGGGGTTTTTCAATTGAATATAAAAAAGGAGAAAAACCACGGGCTCTCTGAACGATAGATTCAGAAGACCTTGAGATTACTGGGGAAATGATGATGGAAGAAACCAAGTGGCGTATCGTCTACGTCTGCCCGTTCTGCGGTGCAACCGTCGATGATTCGGTATTCGACGACCTCGAAAGTAATTACGTCAGGACAAACGGAGAGGACGGGCCGGAAGATGTAGGGGATACGAAGATGTGCCCCGTGTGTAAGAATAAACCGTTCGACCCGAGGGAGGACTAAAACGATGATGCCAGCAGAAGGAGGCGTGTTCGTCAAAGGGAAGTTCTATGACTTCAGCGAAATCGAGAGCGCAATGTATTTCGGGAAAGGCTCGCTCCCGTGCCTTCAGGATATTTGCTGCCCGAAATTCTCATATATCTGGACCCAGACGAACATCGACCAGAAAACGGGGAGAATCTCATTCACCTACCATTGCGGGAAACCGAGAGAGGGAAACGAACTGGTCTGCCTCAATCCCAAGAGTCAAGGACCGGCTATCCTTCTCCGGCCCGATTGGTGTCCATTGAGGAAAGAAAGAAGATTATCATTCAGGAGTTGAATCGAAATGACAGAAAAAGAACCGACAACAAAAACGTCAGAAAAAGAACAGATGGCACTTGCGAACAGGAAGAGGAACCAACACGTCCTTGAGGTTCACGAAGAGGCTGGAAAAACTACCAGTTACCTCATAGGGAATGGATATACGAGAGCCGATGTCATTCTCTTCGGGAAAATCATCACAGAAATCGGAGACAGGTTCGATTAAAATGACCGAGAAGAAAATCAACGTGAGCGTGCGATGGCACGACGGATACTTGGAGGAGTTCGAGGCATCAGAAGTTCGCTTCGGCTCTGACCTCCTCTGGATGAGACTTACGAACGGAAAGAACCGCCATATCCCGCTTCGGTCGGTGCGGTGGTTCTCTCAAGACCCGGAGAGCCACGGGAGAGATTGAAATGAAATCAGAGGTCAAAGAAGCCCTCACGGATATTATCCGGAAAGCCCTCCCTGAAAACAAGGATGCAGGCTATCACCAGAGGGCAGAAGGTATCGTCAAGAAAATCGAGGAGGAGATTGGCAACGTTGTCCTTCTCCCGGAAACCTACGAGGAACTGGTCAAGATTCACGGAGATACCAAGATGAAATTCTCCCTGATGACTGACGGGGCAATCTTCTTCGAGGGAACTGCGAGTGACGGAAGCAGGATTGAGGTCATGCTCCGCACGGAGTCCTACGATAACTATCACTTCTGCCGGATTCAGCCGAACCGAGAGATAAAACTGGGAGAACTCGAAGAACGGTTCCCGTCGTTCCACTACTGTCATGCAGGGTTATGGCAGGCGATTCTTTCGAGGGGGAAATCCAATGTTTGAACAACTGAAGAGACGGATAAGAAAACTCATCCGTCACACCCCTCGAATGAACCTTCGGAAAGACGGGTTCCTTTCAGCGTTCTATCAACTCCCGGATGGGCAGAGATGTGCCCTCGGACAAAACCTCTGTAATTTCCCCGAAGGAACGACACAATTCTTCCACGGATGGAGAGAAGTCAAGACCGTTGGTTTCGTCAGATTAAAGACCGGCGTAGTTGACGAATCCTCGCACATCGAAGAAGCGATATGGGAATACCTCGGAGAATCATCATCTTCATTCAACGTCGAACTTCTCCTTGCTCTCTTGGATGACGGCTGGCCCTATCAGGACGCAGTAATCTTCTGCTCTCAATCCTGTGAAGCCTGCATGAACGTCATGGCATGGCATCAGGGGCTCTCGTGGGGATACGCGAAAGACTCGGAAGACTTCAAGAAATGCGGAACCTCGTGCCGGTTCTGTGCTCCTCCTGAACGGTCACGGTATCATACCGAGCAAGTAGGAGAGAAACTGAAAATCATAGAGGATATCTTTGTGGATAAGAAAGGGTGGACAATTCCCGAAGGAATAACAAACACCCCTATCTTCGAGGACCGAACATGACCGAAGAGGGAAAAGAACCAGAGAAATGCCCTATCTGCGGAAGAGACCTCTTGCTTGAATGGTCTATCTGCCACGGTCACGCACACTGTAGGATTTGTCATTGCCCGTATATCGTCCTGCATTACGATGACCATGACAAACTCATCAGCACCGTTCCGACGCTCAACCTCAAAGACCCGGAGAAAAATATTCCCCCCCTGAAGAAACTCTGGGAAGAGAGCGGAGAGGACAGCGAGAAATACCTCGTGAAAGCCAGAGAGTATTTCAAGAATCTTCCGAAGGAGGAACCGGAATGACCCTTGACCAAAACGACCCGCTCGTTCAGAACCTCGTGAAAGCCGTCGTATTCTGCATGGATTACGGCATGTCACAGATTGACGACGACGAGAAATACAGCGAGATGGTTGACCTTCAGAACGAGTTAAAAGGTGTGTTGAATGACCCCGACTGAACTCTATCTCTCCCTCGTCCACGACATTGACCGGCTGATAGCGTTCTGGAAAGAACAGGACGAGATTGAACGGGCTCTCGATAAAGCGACAGGAGAGAAATACAACGGGAAAATCACTGAAGTCGCAGACGAATATTTCACCTTCGAGGTTGACGGCATCGAATATGATTTCGATTGGGACCACGGACTTCCATTCCCCTATACGGGAGGAGACCAAAATCCTCTCTGTGAAAAAGACAGCAAACCCGCGCTCTATATCCGCGAAATCATGCAGCATCAAGAGGAGAAACGGAAAACCCTCAATCGGTTCATGGAAGACCGTGGCTGGCTTGAAGGATTCCCCGACGAATGCGGCACGGAATACTTCAAGGACGAAATCGTTGTCACGCTCCCGTGGTTCCCAACGAGCGTCCAGTGTTCGGCTCAATTCCAAGACTTTTCAGGGAATGAGAGACTATGACAAAGTTTCTCACGGAAGATGAACTCCGCGTTCTTCCGTCAGTCTCCTGCACCTGCGAAGTCTGCCGGTCCATGTGCGGGTTCGTTCCCTGTATCGGAACTCCGAAAGACATGAAACGACTTATCGACGCAGGCCACGCGAAACGGCTGATGCTCTCATGTTACGGGGAGGATTCAATATCTCCACATCTTTTCCCCATCCTGAAACCTGCAATCAAGGGAAGAGAGACCGGGAACGTAACGAGATTCGAGGGAGGACCGTGCACGTTTTTCAAGGATGAACGATGTGAAATCCACGCGATTAAGCCGACAGAAGGAAGGACGTGTGACCATTCTCAGGAGAGCACCAAGAAAGAAGAACACATCCATAACAGTATCAGGGCATCGTGGAATATCCCTGAAGGACTCGCCGTTGTCCTCGAATGGGAGAAGATGATAAAGGAATGACCCAAAGAACCCCTCCGATGGACCCGTGCAGAGAAACCTACGCTGAATACCTCACCCGAAGTATCAACGCTCCTGATTTGTGTCGGGTCTGCGGAAGAGAGGCGATGCCCGGGAAAACCCTATGTCTCTACGACTGGTTTCTATTCGAGGAACGGCTTAAAAAAGCCCGTCGCGCAATCAACCCGATAGTAATATGGAAAGCCCCTGACGGAACTCCTCTTGAAGAGTTGCAGAAAGCCGTCAATGAACTACGGGCAAACGGGTATCTCAATAGGGAGAAACACCCTCTCTTTACTCTCGAAATCATCCCCTATCAGGAACCCGAGGAAGAGAGAGCCGAGAGACAGACGTTTGCAGACGAATCTTTCATTCGTAAGATGTGGACATCATTCCCGGTCATCTATCCAGAGGGAACCTTTGCGACGATTTGCCCGGGGGCGTTCTTTGACGAAGAACCCCTCTTCAGCGAGACCGTAGCGGCAGCGAAGGAGCAGATTGAACGGGGTCCGTTCTACTGTCTTATTGTCAAAGCCCGTGAATCTCTCGAAGACTAAAGGATTATTTCCTTGAACAATATAATAAATTTTTAATCTCTAGTGTCTGTTAAGGGGTGCGACGGCGGACAGGGAGTTCCAGCGCACAAAGGAGGTTCAACTCCTCCCGGGCACATCAGCCGGAGAAACACCGGCAAGTATCGAAGAGAAGACGGCTCCGAGAGAAAAACTGTTCCCAAATGGTTCTCTCTCGGAGCAAAGAATATCATTCAGACTGACATGAAAACAACCGCAAAGACGGCAATCGTCATTATGGCTGCGTGGATTATCCTCGTAGCAATCTGTATCGCATCTCCTGTCGCAGCAATAACCGAGCAGGACGCAGCAATCGCAATCATGAACGACGGTCAGCAGTTACCTCCTGACGACTACTTCACGACCGGCCAGACCCGGCAGGAAGGAACGCCGGTGGAATGGTCCTGTGAGTTCGTGAACGATATTATCCGTGTCAAGTATTTCTCGGGGAACAACTACCTCCACATCAAGGAATATCCTCTGGCATACAGTCACGTCCTCTACGAGAGAAACGTCCTGAAACGCTACCTCTACACGCTCCCGGAGACCCCGGAACGGTATAAAACATGGATTAATCCCAACGAGTCAGTAACAGGACTGAAGAACACATGGATTGACGACAACGGCAACAAGCACGTCACTACAATACCTCTCCCCTGAATCATCCCCGCAAGGTAAGCACATCCTCGGGTGAGCGAAGAAACTCACCCAATCCCAGGTTCGAGAGGAGAAAGACCTCGGAGGCGTTCACCCCGCCACGAATCCATGTCCTGAGATGGACCCGCCTAAACCGAAACTCAAGGAATAGGACGTCGCCGGAAGGGGCTCTCGCCCGGGGAACGAAATGATGGCCTGCATCTCCTGATAGACGAGACAAAGGATGAAGGGTCTATCTCTATTTTCAACCGATTGCTTGAAGGAATACCGTTAAGCAATGGATTCAAGCAATCACTTTAAGCAAACAAGGTTCCTAGAACTTTTCTTACAACACCTGTAATAGCCTGACATCATCTGTGCAACGAACTTTTACCCGAAAAACGTGTAAGTCTCTTTGTTCAACATAAACAGGCTGCCAAACACCAATATCACCCTTTTCTGTTTACGTCCCTTCGATGGTTCGGGAGAAAGACCCGAGCGAAAAACATTCACGTCATTGTCCGAGAGAACATATCTGTAAATGCCTGATAGTGCTGTTTGGCAGCCTGTTATTGTCGCTACGGATACTTACACGGAAAAAGAAAGAAACTCGAAAGAAACACCCGCTATCAGTCTAAAATGGCATATGTAAAACAACGAGCCGGAACCTGAACGCATCAACACGCAAACCTTTATTATCCCCAGACCCTCGAAGTATCAGTATGGCACGTAAAACCATTCAAAAAGACCCTGTTCCGGAGAAGAAAAACCCCGCGAAAGCGAGCGGGAAGAAGGGAGCGTCAGACGAGACGTTGCCCCAAGTGCGGTCTCCTAAAAAGCCCCTGATGACCTCGGTAATCGCAATCGGCTCTCTTATTGCTGACCCCGATAATCCGAGGGCAGACCTAAAGCCGAAGGACTCGAAATATCAGAGGATATCGACCTCGATGAAGACCTTTGGACTGGTTGACCCTATCGTCTATGATACGGAGACGAAGATTGTTATCGGGGGTCATCAGAGGTTAAAGATACTGCTTGAGCGGGGAGAGACTGCGCTCTATGCCCTGACGCTCGGAGGGATATCGTGGGCGTTCAGTGACGCGGAACTCCCTCACCTGACCCCAGAGACAAGACAGGCGCTCGGTATCGCTCTGAACCGGATAACGGGAGACTGGGATATGCCGAAACTTGCCGGTATCCTCGAAGGATTGCAGGACGTAGGGATTGACCTCGAAACTATCGGGTATAATGACGGGGAGTTCGGGAATGTCCTCGGGGCAATGAACCCTCTTCCTCTTGACCACGAGAAGGAATGGAAAGGGATGCCTGAGTTCACGCAGGCCGATAAGATGGGTATAAAATCCGTCATTATCCACTTCGAGACGTGGGAAGATGTCGAATCGTTCTCTGCTCTCGTAGGTCAGACGATACTTAAAAGAACTCGGTTCATCTGGTTCCCCAAGGCCAAAATCGAGCCGATAAAAAATAAAGCGTTCGTCGGAACTCCGACAGAAGATGTCCATATCGTCGAACCTCCGAAGGAAACGCCCAAGAAAAAACCCGCAACCTCGAAAGTTCGAGGTAAGAAGAAATGAACCCGCGATACCCCGTTTATATCGTCTCGAAGGGTCGGGCAGAATCGAGACTGACGGCGAAATCATTTGAAGCCCTGAACGTCCCTTATTATATCGTCATTGACGAAGGAGAGTATGAGGCATATGCAGAGGTTATCGCTCCCGAGAACATCCTCGTAATGCCTCCGAAATACTACGAGGAGTATGACACGTTTGACGACCTCGGGAACACGAAGAGTAAAGGACCGGGGGCAGCGAGGAATTTCTGTTGGGACCACTCAATCACCCTCGGAGCGGAACGGCATTGGGTCTTTGACGATAACGTTAACGGATTCTATCGCCTGTATAATAACCTGAAAGTCCCGGTATCCGATGGGACGATATTCAGGGCAATGGAAGACTTCTGCGACCGCTATATCAACGTCGCAATAGCCGGGCCCAACTACTTCATGTTTGCGTCGAGGAAACAGAAGATGCCTCCCTTTGTCCTGAATACGAGGATATACTCGATGCTCCTCATCAAGAACAATATCCCGTATCGCTGGCGGGGTCGATATAACGAGGATACTGACCTATCCCTTCGAGCCTTGAAGGACGGATGGGTGACGTGCCAATTCAATGCGTTCCTCGGGTATAAGATGCCGACACAGGTGATTAAGGGCGGGAATACGGAACAGTTTTACTCGAAGGAAGGAACCTTACCCAAGAGCCAAATGCAGGTAGCGATGCACCCCGACGTGTCGAAGGTAGTATGGAGATTCGGACGATGGCATCACCACGTCGATTATTCTCCGTTTAAGAACAACAAACTCGTCCTGAAGAAGGGGGTCGTAATCCCCGATGGTGTCGATAACTACGGGATGGAACTCAAGATGAACAGAGAGGAATGAGATGCCAGCGAAATCGAAGAAACTTGCCAAGATGTCAGTAACACTCCGAGATAAGAATGGAGAGCCAACGGAAGAGATAACGGCGTATGAACTGATTAAGCGGCTGTTCCGGATGGCCTGCACCCAGAAGGAGGTTGCTGCTGTCCTCGGAGTATCCGCCGATACTATCCAGCGTGACCCCGTAGCGATGGACATGATGGATGACGGGCTGAACTATGCCAAAGCATCTCTCCGCAGGGTCCAGTTTGAGGCTGCACAGAAAGGGAACGTCACGATGCAGATATGGCTCGGGAAACAACTGCTCGGTCAGAGAGATAACATGATGTTCGCAGGAGACCCGACAAAGCCGCTATTTAGCCCGAACTCCCTTATCATCAACATGGTTAGACGGAAAGAAGGAGGGGAACTGGTAAAGGAGAAAATCTATCAGGGAACCTCGGATAAAAAGAAACCGAGCCGGGCCAAGAAATGAGTTCAGCCTCTATCCCTCTCCCTTTTGCGAGGCAGAAAGAGATATTCGCATTTGACGCTTCAGGAGCCCTCTTACTGGACTTCCATGAGGGACAACGGCGGGTAATGGAGAGTGAAGCACGGTATATCTTCATGCTTGCGGGAACGCAGGGAGGGAAGACATCTCTTGGCCCGTGGTGGCTCTGGCAGGAGATATGTCTGACGTGTATCAAACCCGAATATCTCGACCCGTATAAGGGACGGTATAACGAGATGCCCCCGGAAGGCTGGATGGAGACTGGGGGAGATTTCCTTGCCGTCGCATCTTCGTATGAAATGTTCCAGATGAAGATGCTCCCTGAAATCCTCAAGGTCTTTGTCGATATTCTAGGGAAAGGCAGGTATTGGGCCGGCACCCGTGTCATCGAACTCCGTAACCCTATCACGGGCGAGTTCGGCGCGGAAACTTCGAGAGATACGGCGAATATGTGGGGCCGTATTATCCTTCGGTCTGCCCGAGCCGGGAAGGGAGCGAAAGGAGGGGCAAACGTCGGGGTTACTTCTCTTGAATCTGCGACGGCAAAGGCTGCATGGCTGGACGAGGTAGGGAACGACGATTACACTATAGCCACATGGGATTCTGTCAGGGCTCGGCTTTCTCTCGCTCGTGGACGGGTGCTCGGAACAACGACCCTCTATAACCACGGGTGGATGAAGAAGGAAATTTATGACCGATGGAGAGCGGGAAACCCCAACATCGAGGTCGTCCAGTTCGATTCCATCATGAACCCCAATTTCCCGGAGGAGGAATACTACGAGGCAAAGGAGACGATGCCCGACTGGAAGTTCAAGATGCGGTATCGGGGTCAGTATGACCGTCCGGCAGGAGCCATCTTCTCGGACTTCGATGATACGACGATGGTCATTCCCTATCAACCTGTCCCTGCGGGCGACCGGGTGATTGTCGGGGTGGACCCGGGCGGCACGAACTTCGCAAGCGTCTACGTCGCAATACAGCCGGGACTCGGGAGAGTCTACGTGTTCGAGGAACACCACGAAGGAGGACTCGTGACCGTCGAACATGCGGCGAACATCAAGATACGGGCCAAGAGTAATTATCGGAAGGTCAAAGTCGTCGGTGGAACGAAGTCAGAAGGGCAGTTCAGGAAAGATATGGGAACGGGAGGTGTTCACGTCTACGAACCCGCGATATTCAACGTCGAGCCCGGTATTGACCGTATCATTCGCCTGATGAAGATGAAACGCCTGTATATAGCCAACTCCTGCGTCGAACTCCTGACCCAGATACGGGAATATTCGAGGGAAGTTGACGCGCTCGGGGAGCCGATAGAGAAGACGATTCAGGACAAGAGCAAGTTCCACCTCGTCGATGCTTTGAGGTATGCGCTCTCGGTCGTGAACGTTCGGTCGGTCCTTCGGGCAGGGGATAACGTGCAGGAGCGCGAAGAACCGTCAGGGGTTCCGAGACTCACGATGCACGAACAGGAACAGAAACGAGATAAAGACGGGCCGGCGATAAGAGACATTCCCGAGGACGATGAGGGAGGTATCCCGTATCTCGCATAGGCCTATGAAAGTCTTATATGGGTCTGGGCAGCACTTTGGTATATCTTAAGGGGAGAATTTCAGATGGCAGTTCATTTTGGGGAGTTGGCGGCGGATATGCGGATAAAACACGCCGCAGTTACGCCGAAAGTAACGAAGGCCGCAGGAGGGAAAGCACCCGCCACGGTCTCGCAAGGCCAGCGATACGTCACGAATACGGGGTTCATGTTTGACTCCGAGGTATTCACGGCAGACAGTATCGAGAACTACAAGACGAAGAACCTGTTTGGCCGGGGTATCCAGAGAATGCAGAGGGCGATGTTGTTCCGCAAGCCCTATTCTGTCGAGATGATTAACCCGGACGGAAAGACGGACGAGGAACAGTCAAAGACGCTCAAGAAGATGCTGGACAGGCCGAAGGTCAACTTCTATACCCGCATGATGCAGTCGTTCGACGCTATTTCATGGTTTGGGATTGCGCCGTTCGAGCCGGTCTGCGACTGGAAGGACCATAAGGGCAACCCAACGCCGAACTCCTATAACATCAACGAACTGACCTACCTCCCCCCGCACACGTTCAAGACCCCGGGCCAGCCGAAAGGAACTATCCTGAATCAAGGGCATTTCCTCAAGGGTATTGTCCTTATAGAAGGTGAGACGACCCCCCAATACTGGCAGACTATCGGGAAAGGCACGGTGACGAAACAGATAACAAACTGTTACGCAATGACGGCTCCTGACTGCGAACTCGTTGCCGGTGACCCGACCTTTTACCCCTTATTCCCCTTCTTCGAGATGAGTAAGTTCCTCCTGAACGCCGCAATGCAGCAGGCCAACCGTATTGCCGGACCTATCATCATCGCAACCGTTCCCGACGATTCAGATGACGATAAAATTAAAGATACGAAGAAAATCCTGCGGAACTGGAATAAGAACACGACAGCGATTGCTCCTGAAGGCGTGACGTTCCAAGTATTCCCGTTCAAGGAAGGCACGACGTTATACGAGGCAATAAAAATCGTCAATATGCTGATGATTTCCTACGTCTCCCCAACGCAACTCCTGAACAACGGCAGCGAGAGCCAGAGGCTCGGGGGTAGCGATAACGCGCAGGCCGAGATGATTAACGATTATTCGGCGTCTGAACTTACGAAAGTAGAAAATATGTGGGAACAGTTCTTACGCCTGACATATATCGAGCCGAACGGGTTTGACGATGATTGGGGTGTGAAGATTACCATTCCCGCGCCTTCCATCGACAAGTCAGAGGTAAATCTCAACAAGGCAACGCTCGTCCTCGGGAGTAACAAGAGGGCAATCGTTCACCCGAACACCGTCAGGGAATGGCTCGATGAAGACGACGCTGACGAAAAGACCCTTGCAGAGAACAAGGCTGCATGGGACTCTCTCGGGGGAGACGCGGCCCTGCAAAGCCCGTTCGGACAATCCCCTGTAACCCAGATGACGAAGGAAACACCGTTGACCCAGAGTATGCGGAGGGTCCGGCAGACCAACTCCGTAGGGGAGAAAGACCTTGATGCGGGTCTTATCAAGTCCATCGACGGAATGAGCGAGAAAGTAATGGCTATCCTTAATTCCGTCGAACCGTGAGGGGTAAAGGATGAGTGAATGCGCCTGTTCATCCTGCCGGGAGTCTTCAGCCCTGAACTCCCTTGAACTCTTTTATCGGAGACCGGAACGAGTGGTGAGGCTGACAAACGCCACTCCCTCGAAAGTATCCCTGACGTTCGCAAACTACGGCTCATCTGACGATGCGGATAAACTCTATTACGAAATCCTGAATACAGACTGGAAAAACGACGAAGCAAGCCGCATCGCTCTCCGTGCCGCAAAGTCAGGAGAGGATTTAATCATTGCCCGTAACCCCGACGGAAAACTCCTCGGTCTTGCTGACGTAAAGTTCTATAATACCAACGTCTACCTCGACAATATCGCTACTACAGGGGAACGAGCCGGGACCGGAACCGAGATAATGCAGAATGTCGCGGGAATGGCGGCGAGAGAGGGAAAGACGATTATCACTCAATCGCTCCCATCGGCAGAGACGTTCTATCAGGGGCTTGGGTTCACATCACTCACGACACACCCTGAAGCGAACATGGTCCTCAACGTAGACGGGGTTAAACTCCTCGCAGAGACCCCGATAAATACCCTGAAGAAAGCCGTCGTTGATTCAGCAACCTCGAAACTATCTTCTGAAGCAGCAGCGTTCAAGGCCGAGTATCAGCAAGACCTCGTAGACGTAGCCACCAAGTCCTACATTCAGGGAGAGGTCGAAGGCTCGAACGTCCTTCAGAGCGTCACGGGGAAAGACAAGTATGCGATTGACTGGACCCTCGTTCAGAAGTCAGCCGTGGAATACGCCACCAACTACCGGTCCCTTCTGGTCAACGAGGGAAAGACCCTCATTAACGGCAAGAAGGTCGAATGGTCAGCCGGGACGCTTGACGAGGATGTGAGGGCGAATATCGCTGACCTCATCAAGCAGGCAATCATCGAGGGCAGGCCGGTTGGACGGATACAGGAGGGAGATACTGGGTATTACCCAAAAGGCTCTCTCGCTGCCGACCTCAACGATTACTTTACCTCGATGAAATCCCATGCGTCGATGGTGGCTCGAACGGAAACCATGCGCCACCGGAACGCCGGGCACGTCAACTCGTATTACGACCGAGGGATTGAACAGGTCATTGGTCGGTCCTTCGATTGCTGTGACCTCTGCGCTGAAGAGATTGAGGACCAGGTGTTCAATCTCGGAGAGGAGCCGGACCTTCCCCTTCACCCGAACTGTAAATGTATCTGGGAACCCGTGATACCGGGCTACGATGTGGCTGACGAGGTAACAAGCCCGGAGGACTTCGAGGATGGCGAAGAAATATCAGAGGAGAACGCCATTCTTCTCCACGGAGGAGCAGGAAGCGGGAATTTCATGCATGAGGGAAGACTGGGTGAGAGAGGGGGAAGCGTAGGGAACGGTGGACGGGCCGGAGCAACTTACCAGAAAGGCGCGAACGGAGAGAAGGGAACGTGGGTCACGGCAGACGGTTCCCCCGCGCCCGACTATGTAGCGAAACTCGCAAAGCCCGGCTGGACTAACGTCGAATACTCTGAAGACCCCGATGCGGATGAACTCGTAAGGGGTCAGGATACGAAGGGAAGAACCATTCGGATGTATAACGAGCGGTTCAACCAGATGAAACAAGACCAGAAATTCGAGAAGGTCAAGGAACTGGATAAGAAGTTCGACCAGATACGGGCAGAGAACGCGGATAACATGGCAAACCCCTTAAACGCAGAGAAAGCCGAATGTCTCTCTGTCGTAATGGCAACGGGAGTCCGGCCCGGCTCGACGATGGACACGAAAGCCGAGAAACAGGCGTATGGCGTAACGACGCTCGAAGGTAGGCACGTCTCTCTCGGTAAAGACGGGTCCGTCACCCTGAACTTCGTAGGGAAGGAAGGAAAAGACCTCTCTATCCCTGTCACGGACAAGGACGCAGCCCGTATTCTTTCGACCCGCGCTGCATCCGCAGGGGAGAACGGGCAACTGTTCCCTGAAACCTCGGCATCGTCTCTCCGTGACTATTCAAAGACCCTCGGGAAAGGGGATTTCAGGACGAAAGACTTCAGGACGGTTCTCGGAACGAGGATAGCGAAGGCCGAGATTGCGAAATACCCGAAACCTACGAGCAAGCGGGAGTATCAGAAGTTGGTCAAGGCGGTATCGACAAGGGTATCCGCGCAACTCGGGAATACCCCGACAATCGCAGCGAAATATTACATTGCTCCTGAAGTCTTCGAGGGGATGAAGCCATGAAGGAAGGACTGTTTGACGACGAGATTATCATTTACGGTGACCCCGAGGAGAAGCCCGTGGATTGGAGGAAAGACCTCGCAAAAGACCCGAAGGAAGAGATAGACGACCCGGAGGATGTCGGGGATGATGAGGCTGTCGTAAGGCTCCTCGGATTCGACCCTGAAAAAGCATGGAAAGATGACCAGAAGAACGAGGATGAGAAATGACAGGTGAGAAAACAGGCCACGAATGCGCGAAGCAGGAAGAGTTTATCAAACTCCTTACCGCTACGACAAAGATGCAGGGACAATCCGAGGAACAGGCGAAGTCGTTAACCCGGCTTGAATCTGCGATGGAAAGGATGGCAGAGAGCGTGACGACGATGAGCGAATCTATCATTAAAATGCAGGCGACGCAAGTCACCTCTGACGCATTCAATAAAAAATTTGAGGAGTTTGAGAAACGGTTCCGTGAAGAGAAAGAAGAGGCAATAAAAGCGAGTGAGAAAAGGGATGAGACTCTTCATCAGAGGATAAACGGCATCAGTAAGATGGTGGACCGGCACGACATTTACTTCGCGTTCCTCGGGATTATTATCCTTCTTCTCCTGAACAACGCTTTCAATATCATCGGGGCACTCAAGGCGGTGTTCTGAATATGGGCTGCTCAAAACCCGATTGGGTAATACTGCGCTTGAAGCCAAAACCCTCTTTGATACCCTCTGTTACTACGGGAAGAAATGGTTCTCAAAATACCTCGTTCTCGATACGGCAACGGGCGAAATCCTGAAGAAATGGGAGCGGTGAAAATGCAGGGGAGACCGTTGACGCAACGAGAGAAGGCATACACGAAGGCTCACTATGCCCGTAAATTCCCGTCAGAGATTGCGGCTGACCTGTCGAGGATGTATCCAGAAGATAACGATGGGAAGCGGGGAACCGTCTGTATCAAGAGGTATCGGAAGAAACTGGAAGCAGAACGTAAACAGACGTGACGCGAACAGAAACACATCATATCATCATTCTACAGCCTTTTTTATCAGCCATTAAGGAAAACCCGCGAATAGGGAAAAACACGAAATAAACGACCGTGGTGACCCTGCAATAGCGATGTTTTGCACTTTTTCAGAAACCAAAACCTGTTGAAAGTATTATAACTCTCGTTCACTGACAGAGTAATCATGCCGACAGCGGCAGTAAAGCCAACTAAAAGAATGACTCTCTTATCCAACGGAGGGATGGCAGTATCGGCAGATTTCAAGAACACTATCGTTCAGACACTCGATGCGACCATCCCAAAGCCGGATAAACCAGAGGAAGATGTGTATTATTCAAAGGAGGCGTTTCAGAAGGCGGTTGACGAGGGGATGATGGATAATACAAAGATTATCCTGACTGACGGGATTCATCCATTCAATTTTGAACTGTTCGAGAGAGACCCCGAAGAAGCGATGAGGCAAATCGGGGCTGAAGATGCGGGAGTCCTTCTAGATCCCCGTGTTGAACTCGAAGGACAGCCGAGACTGATGGGTAATTTCCACCTTACGAATCCGAAAGCAGTTGACCTCTGGAAAGCAGGGAACCTCTCGCTCTCTACGGGGTTAAACTGCCTGACAACTCCGAACGGTGAGGTGAAAGGACGTGACGACATCTCTGAAATTACGGACTTTAATCACATCATAGTCTTCCCCCGTGACAAGGCAAATCCACGGGATAAGGGAACGTTCATTCTGAACTCCGAGCCGGTAGGTGAAGATGTGACGGATGAGAACAACAAGGCAAAGGCGGCACTCATAGCCCTCTGGAACACGATGTTCCCGAAGGAGAGCCCCCCGGCAGAACCGGAGAAGAAGGTTGCCGCAGGAAACAGCGAGGAACAAAGTATGGTAAGCGAAAAAGAACTTCAGGACGCGAGGGACGCAGCAAAGGCGCTGGAACTCAAGAACTCTGACCTTGAAAAGACCGTCAAGGAACAGGGCCAGAAACTTGAAACTCTCGGGAAGCAGGTGGAAACCCTGACAGCAACGAACTCCGAATACAAGAATGCCGAGGACAAGCGGAAGCAGGCCGAGAGAGATGCGACATGGCTTGAACTCAAGAACTCTCTCCCGAAAGGTCTGACCGCAACCCCGGCAGATGAGAAAGCCCTTCGTGACGAGGCAGAGGGCGACCCGCTCGCGTTCAGTAAGCGTCTCACCGCTCTGAAGATTCAGAACTCCACCCAGAAGCAGGGTTCCGGGACCGGAGGGAACGATGAGGGCGACGGCAAGGACTACGCATCCATCAGTGACAGGTTCCGCCGTGCAACCGGCCAGTCAGTCGAGGTGAAGAAGTAATGGCAGCAAGTCAAATCGCAGGCGAAATCGGGGGAGGGATACAGATTACGTGTATCCTCGAACAAGGAGACCCGACAGTATCTGCAAACGCAATAAACTCGGGAGGGAGAACCTCTGCCGAGAAGGTAATGACATTCGCGACTCCTCTTCAGCGAGGCGATGCCGTTGCCCTGTATACCGGGGCCGAAGCAACTTACGCCGCAACCGGCGGTCTGCCCGTTGTCAAGCGTCCTGACGCGAGCAACGCACTCATTATCGGGACCATCGTATCAACCCCAAAACTTCAGGTAATGCCTGCAACTTCGGCGGCAGCGAACTCGGTCTCGAACCGTATCACCGGCAAGTATTACCAGGTGGCAACCGTCGAACTCTGGGGAGGTATCACTTCAATCAGGAAGTGCACTATCACGACCCAAGACCAGTCAATCGTTGCCCCGGGTGACACCGCTACCCTTGTCGTCAAGATTTCGACGTCAGTTGCAGCCGGTAAGATGTGCCTGACTGATGTAACTACGGGCGGGGCCGGTCTTATGGCACTCACCTACGTCGCAAAGGCAGCAGCAGCAACCACGAGTATCCTTGTAGGTGTTATCGGGCCGGTGAAGGCATCGAGCGATTAAGGAGGACAAAAACATGGTTCAGATTTCACAACCCAATGAAGATTTCCTCAACCGGGACTTCGTAATTCCGACCGTCTTCGAGATAATGAACCCCTATCTGGTGTTCATGGACATCTTGCCGAGGGTCAAGACCAACTCGCAGGTCGTCCGATACAAGCAGGAGACCGTCAGCCAGTCTACTGACCCCAAGAAGGAAACTCCCCGTGTCCGGACCGCATCCAGTAAGTTCGCATACGTGGACATCACCAACTTCGAGCAGAAGAGCGCAATCCTCGATTCACAGGGGTTCGCTATCCGCATTGACGAGAGCGCAATCCAGTTCGAGGAAGGTATCGACGAAATCAACCGTGCCTACAAGGCCATCGGCTACTGGCTCGGAGAATCCGTCAACACGCTCATTGCAACGACCCTCAAGGCCAACGCAACGACCCCGACATGGGCTCCGTATAAGGTATGGTCAGATGCAGCCTGCACCCCGACCGCAGACCTCGTAACCCTTGCCGGCCAGATGCGGCGCGAAGGATACCCCTATCGCCTGACTGATGTCTACGTCAACTCGACGAACTACTGGGAAATGATTTCCCGGCTGACGGCACAACTGACAAACACAGACATTGCATTCCGTGAAATCACGGGTGTTCCCTCTGCAACAGGTGAGGAACGGATGTCAGTGCCGGTCATCGGTGGAGACGTTCACGGACTCCTGTCAGGTATTGACGAGGGGTATATCCTCGGGCTTGACCGGAACAACCCCGCAGGCACGTTGTTCTACAACAACAACCCCAAGTATGCCCCGCAGCAGATTACCTACTCGGTGATTGACCCTGCGAACCCCGGCAGCCGCATCCAGAAGACCATCGACAACTTCGGGTTCTCGTTCAACTCATACGTTGAGCCGGAGAGCCACGATACCGTCATGCAGTTCTGGATTGATACCGTGCCGGTCGTAAAGGAACCCTACGCTGCCCTGTATGACAGCGGCATCTAACCCCATTATCATTTTTTCAGGTGAAAATGGAGGAGATAAATGCGAAGAATGGGAGGAAAGACTGATACGACGGACGGCGCGGAATTTCACACGGTTACGAAGATACTTCTCTGGCAATCCATCGCTCTTTTGGCAAGCAAATTAAACGTCTGTGAAGACGATTTCCGGGATGACCCCGACCCCTTGACGCAATTTCTCTTTCAGGGATACCTCTGGTGGAAAGAAAACGAGACCAGAGAGAACCGGAAGCAGATTATCGGAACCCTTATCCTCTTCGTGATAAAGGTCGCAAGGAACGATTCGTTCTATCGGGAACGGCTCGGGGGATTCATCTGCTGGATAATTGACCACGGGAGCGAGTTCAGGAGATACAGGGAGTTCTCCCCGGATAACTGGTATCCGAAGACGAACCGTATCCATTACCTCGTTCACGACAAGAGAGTGTGAGACCATGGAAAAACTGACAGAAGCCGACAAGCAGTTCGTGATGGACAAGACGGAAGAACTCTATGAACACCTCGAAATGTTCTTCAGGGACAGCCCTCGGCTCCGTGAGATTCTGAACTCTGACGCTCTGAAGTTCCATGCGACGGATGCGGAATACGCAACCCCTCTCGGGAGAATCCTTCTCAAGATGCAGATGTATCCCGAACTGGTAGAGGAGAAAGACCCGGGAACAGAAACCTTCGTCTATCTCCTGAAACTTCAGGGATGTCTCTTCGAGAACAACCAGTATTTCCGTGACCGTATCGGGTGGATGATGTATTGGTATTACGCCTATGTCGGGGTCCTTGACCGTATCTTCGAGGACAACTTTCAGCCGAGCGCGTGGAATAAAATCTTCCCATTCAGGAGGAAAAAACAGTGACAATCGCAACCGTAGACGTGGCACTCGCAGCAGTAACCCCGTTCACAAAAGGCACGGGAAGGATGACAGACGCTCGATATGCGGTCCTTCTGGCTATCGCTGAAGAGGTTTTTAAAATCTGTCCGGGAAAGAACCTGACGGGAGACCTCGCAATGACGGCGAAGGCGTATATCATCGCTCATCTCCATGTCTCACTCGAAGGTGACCTCGACAAAGCCTCGGTTAATACCCTGAATATGTCGTGGACTCGGAACGGCGCAGTTCCCCCGGAGAAAACGTCATACTGGCTCTCGATGGAACAGATTGCGAACCTTCAGAAATCCTCGGTGGCCGGTGGAAGTGGCAGGGGAGACGTTCTGGTTCAGAGGAACGACATCTCGAACGATTCCTTCAGGCTGGACAACAATGACACCGTAGATTACCCCGTTGATGTCGGGGAATATACCGGAGGATAACCGTGAACGTCGAAGGTAACTTCATTCACATCTGCACGATTCGGTCTTTCGGCACGCCCTCGCAGAACGGAGCGGGTGAAGAAATCCCGGGCACGATTACCGATGTTACAGGGGTTCCATGTCTCTTCGGTCAGCCGAAAGGACAGCGACAGGATACGACGACCGGAACGTGGGTAAAGAAGTTCCCTACGGTGAACCTTCCCGGATGGGCAACCATCACAGAAGGAAACCAGATTATCGGGACCACGGCCCCGGGCTACGAATACACGTATCGCGTCGAGACTGTTGAGCCGGTAGGGTTGAGACAGATTGATTACT